AACTAAATCTTCAGGATCTTCAGCATGTTTAACAACTTGTTCTGCCAATGCTAGTCTTGTTTCACTGCTAATTCTACTTAAAGTTTCGCTTTTGTTATTAGGTTTGCGTTGATAACCTGCCCATGTAAGCCATAAACCATGATTAGTTCTCGATACAGTATTATTTTTGTTTATTTTTTTAACTACATATTTAAATGGTTTTGTTCCATCTTGGTCACTAGCTTCTATAAGATAACAATTCTCTTTATTAAAGATAATTGTACATCCTCCTAATTTCCCTTTAATACAGACTTTTACTGCCTCTAATGGATTTTTTTGTAGTAAAGCTTCACTAATAATTTTACCATCTGGGCTTGATTTTACTGTGCCTGCTTCTACTTCGCTTTCATCATCATATACATCTAAACTTGTGTTTAGTAAACTGACTCCGTAGTTATTAATACCTTCTTTATATCCAGTAATTAGGTCGTGCATCATCATTCTCTCGACCCCATCTTGTTCTTTGTCAGTATAAAAATCTAATTTAGGAGTATAATTTCTATCACGGTTTTTAGCGCCCGCCCATCCTATACCAGGAAAATACTTTGCTATTATAACACACATTAATTTTTAAAACCATTAAAGGCTTTAACAGGACTTTTAACATGGGTACCATCAACCTCCCATTTTCCTGTTGTAAATAATTCTTGTGGTTTCATACCTAGCTTTTTCATAACTTTCTTTAACTTTTCCCTGTCATGTTCAGTGTATGCACTATAAACAGGCAAGTTTCCAAAAAAGCTAATGGTATCTACATTGTCTAATTCATCAGGATCCATGCCAATTAAGCTAGCAATTCTATAAAAATCATAATAGCGACCAATGTATAAGTCACCTCTACCTGCTGGGCTTACTAAGCCAGGATGTGCTGCTTTAAACTCTTTACTTGCATCGGCTCTGCTTTTACCTCTTAAGCCATTTCCCTCAGTTATAAACTCTTTAGCCCTCATCTTAAAATCCTTTAAAGGGTTTTAGTGTGCTTTTATTTCCTGTTCCTATAGGTTCTTCACTATGAGGAGTTGTCACTAATTTAGCGTCACTTGATTTTAACCCTACTTCACGCAATGCATCATCAAGATAATGTTGCAATGGATCTTTTCCTGCATATGATACGATTACAAGATTTTCTCCCCATGGAGTTTCTTTATCAAACTCAGGTACAGCATCTTTTTTACGCTGTTCAGCACCTTTTGCGCCAGCTAGTGCTACTCCAAACCTATACTGAGAATAAAAATCGTTATTTTGTAGCTTGTCAACCACCCAAGCCGCAGGTAAAGTTTTTTTTACAGCGGGTTGAATTGACCCTGTATCTTCTTTAATAAATTCTCGGGCTCTCATTATTCTGTTGTAATTATTAAGTTTGCCTGTGTAGCTAATAAATTACCTGTTGGGTATCCATCAAGTTGAATTTCTGCCTCGGTTGAACTAGATTGAGGACCTATATATTGATAAGCAATCAAATGAGTAACAACATTCGATGTGAATGGACTTACCTTAAGTCTTACATTACCAGCCAATACATCTACATCATAATTTGTAACAGGGGTACCTATAAAAATTGTACCATACGCATTATATTTTATGCTTAAAGAGTCATTTGATTTTGTTGCATTAAGTGTGACAGATTGGCAATTTGATGTGTCAAATTCGCTACTTGCTATTTTAAATGTACCCATTTTAAAATCTTCTTCTGGGATTGTTAAAATAACTTGGTTAGCGTTAGATGACACTGTGTTAAAACTTAATGTTTGTACTGGCGCAGCAAACAACTCAGCAAAATTGTTATTAATTTTACTAAATGCAACTCGTAATGGGTCACCCTGTCCGTCGTTGGGCTGAGCGCCAATTTGAATGATTTCTTGTTGAGCCATTTGTTTTTCCTATTCTAATAGTATTTATTAGAACCCAAATATATTCCTTGGTGGCGGAGCTACATTTATTACACTATTTTTACACTTTTCTGCTAAAGCAATAGCACCAACTTTAGTAACACTATCACCACCTTTAGCTATTTCTGTTACAGCGGAAAAACAAGCAGTTTGTGACATAGTATTATCTTTGCTTACTGCTTTTGCTGCGTCATAGTATAATTGGTCTTTACTAGCACATCCAGTTAATAAAATTAAACTGGATAGTAATATTACTTTTTTCATGGATAATCCTTATTTTTTAAGTTTCTCGTAAATTTTCTTTTGTTCAGTATACCATTCTTGCCATCCATCTACCTTTGTTGAACATTCGTAATAAAGTGTATAATTTTGGACAATTATCTTTAACAGATCTGTAATTAAAACCTTGTCCCCGTCTACAGTTTTTAGTTCTTCACACTTTTTCATAAGTTCAGGTGTTGCATTAGGGAAATCAGGTACTATAGGCACTGGTTGTTTAAACATACTACATGCTGAAAGTGTAATTGCAAGTAAGCAAAGGACGAAAAGTCTCACTTTTTCTCACCTTTATTCATCGTTGCTGCTTTATTATGAACTTCAAGTAACTCTTTAGGAACAGGACAATGTTCTATATATTCTATAACTTTTTCTATTCTAACTCTTTCAGGACCTTGGACTTCTTTAAGAACCTCACGGTCTTTAAATCTATCAACATACTTTACAATTGTATCACCCTTTTCTCTTATTACTTCTTTCTTTTGTCCTAAAGCTTCCTGTAATTGTGTATTAAGATTAGCTGATTCGGCTTTCATATTAGCCACTTGAGCTTCGACTTCTTTAACTCTTGCTTGCCAAATAGTTTCGTTAGCCAAACCACCTTCTAAATAGCAACCAAATACAAATATCAATAATCCAAATATTTTAAGAGGAATACTATATTTTTTAATAAAAGGAACCATTCCCAAAACAAAACCTGCTACCAATGCTAAAAAGCCTAGAGCAGTTAAAGCATGTACTACCCAATCGGGCATAATAGTAAATATCCACATACCTTTATTTATCAAAGAATTCTACAACAGCATCAGAAATTATCTCAACTTCATTATCAGTAAGTTCAGGGTATATTGGTAAACTTATAACCCCTCTGCTTAACATTGTACTTACACTTAACATATCTGGTTTAATATAATTCGAAGTCAATGTTAATTCTGACAAAGTTCTTTCATAGTGTATTTTGCTTTCAATTCCTTCTGTAATTAAATGCGTATGTAAGTTATTCCTTGCGTTGGTATACAGGACAAATTTTTGATAGGCATGCACTTCGTTTGATTCAGTTAAACAATTAAAAGGTAAACCGTTAAATTTGTCTATGTAATATTCTGCTATTTTCTTTCGGCGTAGCTGCCAAGTTGGTAAATATCTACTTCTTACCATTAAATGAGCACAATCCAGTTCACTCATTTTGCTATTAGTGCCTGATTTTAAATGGTCATTATACTTTCCGTTACTTTTTATATCATTAACAAAACTATATAAATCAGGATCATTGGTAACTATAGCACCTCCGTTACCTGTAGCACATAAGTTTTTAGTTGGATCAAAGCTAATAGCCATACCACGGCCTATCTTACCATCGCTTACCAACCAATGTTGTGCTCCATCTACTATTGTTGTTTCTTCCCTACTGGCCCAAGTTGGCTTTCCGTACAAACCTACTAAACATTTTATGTATTGTATTTGATTATATTGTTGATTTAGTATGCCGTACTTGTCAGTATCACCAATAGCAATATTAAATCCTGCATCTATAAAAGCATTAAGTGTAGCAGGATAAGTTAAATTTGGAATTACAACGGTAGGATTTTTTTCTACTCTACTTACTATATTGTAAAAATGCTTTGCTATAAAATAAAGTGCTTGGGTCCCACTATGTACAGTGACAGCATATCTTGCACCTGTATAATACCTTAAAAACTGTTCAAAAGTTTTTGTATAATGTCCGTTAATGTATTGCCCATCTGATAAGACTGACTCTGTTACATCAAGCAATTCATCTCTTAATTGTTTACCCTGTCTTTTGAGACCAAAATGTGGAATTTTGTAACCATTCATAATACCGTTGGAATCCTTCCTCAACATCTACTTTAGGACTGTATCCAAAGTCTCTTCGGGCAGCATCAATGTTTAATGACCCTCTACTAGGAAAATCTGTATCACGGCCCCTTATTTCTATATTACCTTTACCTACAATCTTAATTGCTAAATTGGCAGCATATTCTAATGTATGACTATGACTCTTGGTAATGTTGTAAGTTTTGTTGTTAGTTTTATCTGATAGTGCTGCTGATACTATACCCTCTGCTGCGTCATCTACATATGTAAAATCTAATTTTTCACTTGCTCCATTTACATATATTGTGTTATTCCTCATAGCCTGTAATAAAAACTTACTTATAACTCTATCTTCTACATCCAATGGACCATACACAGCACTAGGCCTTATAATCGTGTAATCAAACAATTCTTTTCTAGCATAGTCTTTGACTAACCATTCACCTGCAAGTTTTAAAATTCCATATTGTCCTTCAGGTTTACAATGATAATCTTCTTTAACATCGTCAACAAAACTTCCGTACACCATACTACTACTTATATAAACAAACTTTTTAACTTTATAAGTTTTACTAAGTTCTAACAGGTTTATGAGACCTTCACTCATTACCCTAGACCCCCAATTAGGATGTTTATTAACAACCTTTTGTCTAGGAAAACTAGCTAAATGGATAATAGCTTCAAAATTATTAAATGTAAAAAGTTTATCTAAAGCATACTGATTAACAATATCAATATTAAAATTTGGTGTGGATGCAAATTTTTTAACTCTCTCAGAAAATAGATAGGTTAATTCATTATGGTCTAAAATACCATATGTTGTTCTATTGTCAACTATAGTAGGTTCATGACCAAGATCAATAAGTTTTTTTACAACATTATGCCCAATTAGACCCATGCCTCCTGTTACTAATATTTTCATTTAAATTTCAATCTAAAAAAAGTTTCATCGTGCTCAGATAGGTATGCAATAATTGAATATTTCCAACCATACCCTTGCTCATCTAAATTTCTTTGCCATATAGGAGGTTCTATACTTTTTTCCATAACAAATTTTCCAGCGTCAGTCTGTTGCCATTTCCATATAGGATCCGCTACAAAAAGATCAGGATCTTCTACATCACCCATTAGTACACTATAAACTAATATACCTTTCATACAGCCATCTCTGCTTTAATTGATCCGTGACTAGTATAATTTAATAGATATATATCTTTCATGGTAAATTTGTCGATATCTTTTATATCAGTATTAAGACATAATACAGGTAAAGCATGTTCAGTTCGACTTAATTGTTCTTTTACCTGATCAATATGATTTAAATAAATATGAGTATCACCTGTACTTATAACTAGTTCACCAATTCTATAATCGCATACCTGTGCTAACATATGTGTTAATAAAGCATAACTTGCTATATTAAAAGGCAATCCTAAAAATACATCAACGCTACGCTGATACATGTGACAACTTAATTCTTTTTTGTTATTGACATGAAACTGGGCCATCATATGACAAGGTGGCAGTGCCATCTTATCTAACTCACCTGGATTCCAAGAGGTTAGTATATGTCTACGGCTATTAGGATCATTTTTAAGACCTTCAACTAAATTTGCTAACTGATCTACATTTGAATCCATAAAAGGTCTGCGCCATTTACGCCACTGTACTCCATATATTCTACCCACATCTCCTTCAAACTTGGCTTTGTTTTTCCAGTATGGTGCTAAAGCATTTGGGGTCCAAATAGTTACTACCCCTTCCTTTGTACCATGGGTTAGTTCAGCGAGCCTGCGTTCATCGTTTGACCCTTCGATGAACCAGAGTAGTTCTCCGACGACCGCTTTCCAAGCCAATTTTTTAGTAGTGATGGCGGGAAAACCCCTACGCAAATTAAAGCGAAGATGACGGCCAAAAACACTACGGGTACCAACATTAGTTCTATCATTTTTCTCTTCTCCGTTATCTAATATTTCTTGTAATAAGTCATGGTATTGTTTCATAGTCTTTGATAAACCTCATAATTGTGATCACCGTGACCGCTAGCAGCCACGATTTTAAAATGTTTTTGCAATTGTACAAGGTCTATAAAGGTATCACAAGTGTAATCGGTAAATGTTTGTGTTAAGTGAACCTCATGAATATAGTCCCAAGCACTTTCAATAAGTTTGGCTCCGCCTATAATCCAAGCATTATTAAAATCTTGTATACAGTCAATACTAGGAATAGTAAGACAATTGTTTGGATAAAAGCCAACTCCCTTTGTAACAATTAAATTTAAGCGGTTTGGCAATGGTTTTTTATTGATACTTTCCCAAGTGTTTTTGCCCATTACTACAACACCACCGTCAGTTAGTTTTTTAAATCTAGGTAAGTCTCCATTTATCTTATCCCATGGTAACTTATTTCTATATCCTATGCCCCCATTCTTTTCACAGGCAACAATAAGTTTCATAATTTGTTAAGTATTTTATCTGTTTCAGGTTGCACGGTTGCAGCTATATTAGGAACATTTAAAACAAATTCAATGTTAATTATAGAATCATCCAACTCCATAATCTTTCTATTAACAACTTCTTCTATTTCTTCGGGTTCAAGTCCTTGTTTAAGTAATGTTGATATATTAATAGTATGTTGTTTTCTACCTTCTAACTTTAGTATCATTTTTTTTATAAATGATACTGGTATTTTACTTTTTTCAACATCCTCAAGAATATGTTCCCACTTCTTAAAAAACTCTGGAGACATTATGCGGCTTCTTTAGTTGACTTTCTTGCTTTAGTAGTTTTAGCAGGTTTTTCAGCAGGAGCAGGATCCATACTTGCTGCTTCTTTTAAAAGTCTAGTAGCCTCTGCCATTAAACCTTGTGCTTCACGGCTCATCTTTTCTGCTTGTAATCGCAAATTATTTGCTATATCTTTTTCGCCTAAAATACCATTTGTTGGTACCGCTGGTAGTTGCACATTTTTATCTCCACGCAACCTCTTTGCTACATCAACTGGACTTTGTAGTCCCATACTCTTATCCATTTCAGCAAGCTTCTTAACTGCTTCTTCACCTTGCTTCATTTCATTAAGTATAGTGTTTAGTTCATCTAATTTTATATTAGTGTTAGGTTGGGGTGTCATAACAACTTGGGAAGTATTTACTTTCTTAAGTAAACCTTCTCCGTGTAAGACTTGAAGTATAGCCTTTCCATCTTTCGTGTAAGAACGGTTTAGAGCATCTGCTAAATTTTCAGAATTTTGCCCAATATCACTTTCGATGCATTTCATCATTGGGTCGTGTATGTGTTGATTTAAAGTCTCTGTATAAGTAATCAAGCACATATGTGGCTCACCGGGCACTTCACGAAAAATGACTGCAACCTTACGATCCCCTTGTTTACCAACATGTCTTAAAAAAGCCATAGTATATCTCCTATATAGAAATATTTACTATGGCTTTGGTGCTACGAAATTTTTTAAGACCAAGTTAATTCATAATACATGGCATCTTTTGGATCTTCAAAATAGACAAATTTAGCATCATCTATAAATGCATCAAAGTGTGAAAAGGCAAATCTACCTTGAATATTTTTATCTATCCAAAGCATTTTTTCAAAAGTGACAGGGGTATTACACTTAATAAAATGTATAGGGATTTTGTTCAGTGTTGGCCTTAACCAAATATAAGGATTCAATCTAGCCATTACACAATCAATTTTTTATTACTTTTAGAATAGTCGCTATATATTTTGTTGCCGTTTTCACGGATCCAGTTCACAATAGGCTGTGGATCACTAGCAAATTCTTTTCTTACATCATTCATGCTTAGTGATGTTGTAAATGAATAAATCTCATAACTACGCTGACTGTTATATCTGGCCCGCATGATCAACTCCTGCAATGGAATAGGGTTAGGCTTCTGACCTATAGCCTCTTCCTTTAAGGTCTTCCAAACTTTTTCCTTCTCGTAGTTTTCTACCTGAGTCATAGCATCATCAATACTAAAAATAGATTCCAAACCTAGCATGTCCCAAACAACAAGAAAACTATTCCCTTTCTTTTTTCTTGAGGGCATAAACTATCTCCAGTTTCTCTAGTGCATCATTAATAGTTGGATCATATTCTGCCATAAATACTGCTTCTTTAAGGTTAGCCCAACGCCTAGTTATATCTGCTTCTTTTTTAACTGCAGGATCTTCATGTATCATTGTGCGAGTAGTATCTCCCGACTTGCGGGAGAATATTGTTTTGCCTCCATCAGGACTTTCGTATATCGTAAATTCTTCAATTGACTTTATGATCGTCATAGATTGCAAAAGTACCAAATGGGGGATTTGGATCCTTGTCACCATGAATAATCCATGTAGTGTCACAATAATCAGGGTCACCCCAAGACCCGCAAGGATAGCCATCAGTGAAAACAATCAAGCGTTTTGGCTCAATAGCATGTTCACGCAGATAACTAAAGATTACATCAAAATCAGTACCACCTCCACCTGCAGGAACATATGAATCAATCGTATCCATGTTCTCTGAAGTAAAATCTTGAGGGTTATAAACATCTGTATCAAAACAAAATACATGAACCTTGTAGCCATCAAAGCTTGCCATCATGGCTGCAATCTCACTTAAGAATGCCTGTCCTTGTTTATCAGTGATTGATCCTGACATATCAAGACCAATAACTACATCAATTTCTTCACCTGGGGTCATACCAGGCATAATCGCATCTATATGCCAACCCCTACGACTGGGACGCATCCAGCTATAATCAGTACGGATAGCACTGGTTAAGTTAGTTTGAATCAGTTCACGCCAAGGCATAACTGGATTAGTAGTCTGCTTAATCAGCCGTTCTACACCCTTAGGAATAGTTCCTGCTTCAGCACCCTGTGCAGCATTAAGAATAGCCTGCTTTACTTCTTGACGGACACGCTCACGCTCCTCAGCACTCATTTTAGGACGCTTGCTTTTCTTATCTCCGTCTCCATCTTCTCCTTCACCCTCGCCCTCACCATCCATATGATCATCAATCATTTGGTCGATTAAGTCCTCAATGCTAATTTTTTGAACATTCTTCATCAAATCATCATAAATTTCCTCAGCAGGCTTGCCGTCATATTTTGCTTCATATAGGCAAGGGACAGTCTTAATAAACTCACCAACACGGTGTCGTTTAAGGTCAGCGTTTACTGCATAGTCATCAGCAATATTCCAAATCTGTGGATCACGACCATTGCGACGGCCCATGTGATCATATACTACATGTAATACTTCATGCCCTACTAGAAACTCAACCTCTTTCTGCTTAAGCATCATAATAAAACGGCTATTGTAATAAAACTTAAGTCCGTCAGTAGCGGCAGTGCTGCACCATTCATCAGCATTAATTAGCTGAAGTCTGGTAGCGAGATTTCCAAAAAAACTATGACGCAATAATAAACCAATCCTAGCAGTTACCAGCCGTTCACGGGCTTGTGCATCAACCTTAGGATCAATAGGTCCAATTAATTTTTCAAACTTTGCGCTACGCTTACGCTTGCGTCCAATTACTTCACTCATAAAGGCTCCTATCAATATTTAATGATTGTAGCACAAATCTGATTTTCTGTCAATCATTTAAAACTAAGTCCACGATAACCTTTGTCAAAGTAAATCTGAGCGTAGTCATCCATTGGAATAGCATAAAATTGAATACCTTGATCTTTAGTCAGCCCTTTACTACGGGCTGACTGACCAAGGGCGTAAAAGTATTTTTTGCCCCCGTTTGCCATTTTAGTTACCTGCCTCTACAATGTACTTACCATAACGCTTGTGAAACTCATCAAAGTTCTTAAGCTGACTGGGTTCAATCGGAAGCTTGTAAGTCTTAAGAGCAATCTTAGCACCCATAACAACCAATTCAGTCTCAAAGTTTGCCATGATATAGTTGAAGAAATTATCAGCCATGACATGAAATTCTTTGTTGTTTATTTTCTTGTTTTCTAGTGCATCACGCAATTCATAGCACATAGAAATAGTCAAACTGTACATTGCGGACACTTCCTTGACCTGTAGGTCCTTAACCTTACCAGCAAGAATATCACTGGGTTCGGGCATACGGCCTGAAATCTTACGATGGGCTGCAAATTTAACAGCAAGACCCTCGCCTACTGCACCTGATACAAGATTGAACAAAGTATCACTGTCAATGTTTTCTTCATCTTTGAGCAAATCACTAACAAAGACCCAGCTACGGGGAGTAGCAAAAGCACGGCTAGCACTTTTGTTATCAAAATCATACAAGTCTTGTTTAGCGAAGGACAAATAACCTACTACATCCTTATGGATTCCTTTGTTTACTGCCCAAGTTTGCCAACTAGCAAAGTCGGCTCGCATTTCTAAATGCAAGAAACGATTAGCAAGGGGCATAGGCATGCGATAAGTAACTCCCTTGTCACTATCACGGTTACCCGCTGCAATAATTGCCACATTGTCAGGCAATACATATTTGCCGATTCTACGATTTAGAATAAGTTGATAACCAGCTGCCTGTACTGCTGGAGGGGCACTGTTCATTTCATCGAGGAATAGTAGAATCAATGGGTACTTACTAGCAAATTCCTCATCGGGGAGGTCTACTGGGCTAGCCCAATCCATCTTATTGATATCTTTATTGAAGAATGGAATACCACGAATATCAGTTGGTTCCATTTGCGCCATACGCAAGTCAATGACAAAGCCATTCAGCTCCTCGGCGACTTCAGCAACAACCTCACTCTTACCAATACCGGGAGGGCCCCAGAGGAAAACAGGACGCTTTGCGTTGATTGCTGCTAGCAATGCTTTGCGTGCCTGAACACTTGTAATAGTAAGATTGTCTGAAACTTGTGATGCCATTATTAGCTCCTAAAAATTATTGTGCTATAAGCATAGCAGAAAATTGCTTTATTGTCAATTACTACATTGACCAATATGCTTCACTGGACGGATCGCAACAACGGGGTGTATTACTATCAATTTCAACTTCCTTACCAGTCATAAGATTCTTGACCTTTTTCCGAGTGACCACACGGCGTTCGTATGTTTCTATATCAGCAAATGTGTAATAAACATCCCCTGCATTACGGTTCATGCAACTAGCACTACGCTTAGCCGCAGATTCTAGGTTAAAAATCTTAAGAATTTGGGTGCTTGCTTTGTGATAGACTACAAATTGCATTTTTTGCTCCGTTTTTAACTAATACCCTTATTATACTACCAAAAGTATTTATTGTCAAGCCTTG